TATAGCGGCACAAACCAACCGATAGCATCCCCGTAGGCTATGGCGTTCTTCACGTCGACCTCATCGAGGTTGAGATAGCTTCCCCCTTGATGCTGACGCTCAAGTTGGAAGTCTTGAAGGCTCATGTCAAGTTCCTTCTGGATGATCTCCTCTGGGGTGTGCGAGTCCCAGATCTCGTGGGATGGAATCGCGCTGATGATGGTGTCTATCTTGAGGAAGAAGTCATCTTCGTCCTTGGCTGTCCAGATTAAGCCGCACTCTGCGGTGTTAGAATGTGCAAGGGCCTTATGCCGCTGCGTACTCTTTTCGATAATTCGTAACATTGTTTGGTCTCCTACCTGTTGTTTACTATCAATTTATACGATACTTGGGACAGTATGTCAACACAAAAAGTACATCAAGGGTAATTTAAATTTATCCACAATTTCTGTGGTTAACCCTGGGGATAACCCCTTTCCCTGAGATATACCTATTAACCATCAATAGGTTAGTCGAAATGCTCAGAAAATAAGCATTGCATGAGGGTTAATCCCATGTTACCTTTCATTATCCGGCCAATAAACCCGTTCTCCTTCAAACAGATCGTAGTTTTCCCTTTGGTCGGATATTACCACTCCGTGATATGCGTCGTTGATTTGTCGAATTTGACAGAGGCTCTTCCTATCGGGCCCTGTCGATTCTTCAGCAAATCGATATCCAAGCGGTTCGCTGCCAGCTTCATTTTGATTTCCCATTCCTTGTATTTTGCATCGGCTAAGTCCGGCATACTTCGCTCAAGGTAATATTCCTCCCGATAGACCATGAAGACCGTATCGGCATCTTGCTCGATAGAGCCGGATTGCCGAAGGTCGGATAGCATGGGTCTTTTTTCATCTCGGGTTTCTGAGGCTCGACTAAGCTGGGCTAGAACGAGAATTGGCAATTCGAGTTCGTTGCCCAGTTCAACTAGGACGTTTGTGATGTGTTCAAGCTCGTTCATCCTGACGGCGTTCTGAATGCTGGTTTTAATCTTGTGGAGGTGGTCGATGATGATGAGCCTCTTTCCTCCGGCTTGTGCTGACTTGCGGATTTTGAGGACGATGTTTTCAAGGGTTAGCCCTGGGCTGTCATCGATGAAGAACGGCCTCCTCTGCAAGATTCGTGAGGCTTCCGCAAAGTTGACAATCTGCTGGGTCGTGAATTTATTTTCCGTGATGCAATGCAAAGGCGTCTTTGTGGCCATGGCCAACAGACGCTTGCGCAACTGGTCGGCTGTCATCTCAAGGGAATAATATTCCACGGGGATATCAGCCTTTGAGCAATTGTTCGCCATGGTGAGCGCAAGAGCGGTCTTGCCCATGGAGGGTCTGCCACCCAGCACGTTCAACGTGGCTGGTTGGAAGCCACCCGACAAGGCATCGAATGACCTGATACCCGTTCGGATGGTTTTGTTGACGTCTGGGTTTTTGTGGACTTCTTCCATCTCTGCAAGGATTTTGTCAAAGCTATCCTTTGGCGCAAGAACCTTTCGCTTCTTGCTGTCCAGCTTTTGGAACTCTGGGAACTCAGCGTCAACCTTCATTCGGATTTCTTCGACGGTTAACTTGCCTTGCTCAAGTTCAGCGACGTAGCGAAGCTCGTCAGCGTACTTGAGAAGCAAGCGGTCCTTGTAGTGCGCAACGATAGTTTCCCCGTAATGGCTTGTTGGTTCATGAAGCACCACAGCGTTGCCAGAAATGTCGATGAGGTATTTGTAACCCCCAATCTTGTTGAACTCGATATCGGTTCTTAAGGCATTGCTGACAGTTACCGGGGTGAACGATTCACCGGCGCCTATGGCCCGGCTCATCTCCCGAAAGATATTACCGTGGGCCTCAGAGCAAAAGAATTCGGGCTCGAGGACGTCTAGCTTGAAGAACTCCTCGTTTTGCAACAGGAGTCTTCCAAGCAAGACCTGTTCCATCGAGTGAAGAAATTTTGTAGGATCGGTCGGTGTCGTCATCAGTTCCATGTGGTTGCCTCCAAGCTCTCTAAAAATTCTTCCGCGTTGATGCCATAGTGTTCTCGGATTCTCTCAAGGTCTTCGTCCCGGAGGGAGGCCGCTAGGCCGGACGACCCAAGATGCAAATTACCCGACCCAGTTTGTTTAGACTCAGCCCAAGACCTGTTAGGCCAAATTTCGTCTACCACCTCACCAAAAGTTTCGAGGGCGGCTCGATTCTGATCCGCAATAATTTGAGAGATCGGGAGAGAGGCCTCAAGGCCGTTCGAATCCGATATCTCTTCAATCTTTCTTTCTTGTTCTCCCTTTCTTTCTTGTTCTCCCGAAGTGGGAGCCGAAAGCGTACGCTGAGGCTTCCGCTTCGTCTCCACTTCGCTATTGTTACTAAGTGGTTTTGTTAATTGGTCTTGGTTGGGTATCACAGTGATACCAGTCTGGTGACACTGTGATACTAGCTCTGGTATCACAGTGATACTAGGCACAGATGGAATTGAACAGTTATCCACAGGTTTGTGCACATCTTCATTGCTCTCTAAATTGAGCACCTCTAGTGTCATAGGATCACTAGCCTGGTGACTCACAGTCAACACCTCTGGTATCTCTATGATACCACCCGAAGCTACAAGTTCGAGATTGATTTCATAATTATTAGAAGTTGAAAGCCTTTCTTGACGTTTCGTAATTAAGTGAAGCGCGCAAAGTTGTTTAATTGTTCTTATGATGGTAATTCTTGAATAACCTGTTATGTCGGCGATGGTTTGATAACTTGGAAATATAGATTTTCCATCCTTGTCGGCAAAGCTTGCCAGAACTGCGAGAACTAATTTCTGAGTTGGTGTTATTCCTCTCAGCAAGAGAATTGCGACAGCGATTTTGTTGTGGTGTTGAAAATGAATCATCGGAAAGCTCCATAGAGCATGGGTTGAGGATTTTTTTGTTGCAATAAAAGGGGGGATGTTGTAATTTTCAAGAAGAAGTCCTTTCATGTTTTGGAAGTTCTTTCATAGAAGTTCTTTCATGTTTTGGAAGTTCTTTCATATAAGCCTTTCATGTTTTGCGATATGGGGCATTGTCTAAACAAAAAAGGCGGCATAGTTTTCGAGGCTCGTAGCCGCCTTTTTCACATCCTACCGAGACCCCCCTTGTTTTGCAACAGAATTATAAAGAATTTTAGCTACTTGAAAGCACTTGTATCATGCAGTTCTAGGCAGTAAAATAAGACAAAGGGAGATCAATCATGCCATTAAAAAAAGGCTCGTCGAAAAAGGTAATTTCAGAAAACATAAGCGAACTCATGCACGCTGATAAGAAGCGCCCCCAAAAACAGGCTGTAGCTATAGCCCTATCGGAAGCACGCAAGAGCAAAAAGTGTGGTGGCCCAGTAGAAAAGGCTTGCGGTGGCAAGATGAGGGCAAAAAAGAAATGAGCATTTTCGGAGCTATCAAAAATATCTTCACAACGGCTGAACAAGTGGCGGAGGCTGGTCAAGAGATTGTGGGTATCGCTAAAAATGTGGAGACGGGGCTTGCGCAAGCGGCATCTCTCCTTCCCATTGACGACGACAGCGAACCTGAAATTATTGATGTTCAGGAAGCGCACGAAACACAGGATGATGACGACGCCGCATAACAACGGAGGCAGCATGGCAACAATTATCGATTTTCCTGAGATTGTTCCAGACCCCGACGTCAGAGAAATTCATGTACTCGACATTTTCAATATCAAAAATCAAGATTTTCTCATTGAGCATTTTGACACGCTTATGGAACTCCACCACAGGGGCGAGTTGCCCTTTCCCCATGCCAACAGCAATTTTTGGATCAGAGGTCTTGAGTAGGAAAGATATCGACCTCAATAAACCCAGGTTTAGCGACATCAAGGCGCTTGATCGTCAGACATTCAATCAGGTTGTCATTCACATAAACCCCAGCATGTTCTAAGGCGTCGAGGGTCGGTTTCAAGAGATTATCAATGTCACGTCGTCGTTTGTCCGGGGGATATACCCTTATAGAGACCGTCAAGGCATCACAGAAAGGCATCTCTGAGCGCTCTTGGAGAGATAACCCTAGCATGACTAGCGCAACCTCCTTACGGAACGCTGTAGCCTCTTTAGAAAGGAAAGTCACACCACGGCCGGTGCGCCAGACTTTGTTTGCTGAGGGGGGATAGGGAAGCTTGATAGTTATCATACATAAAATTATACACAAATTTTAGGTAATTAAATTATTCTTTTGCGTAATTGGCGATACTCTTGATGTCTTTGGAGAGTTCCAGGTAAAGAGTTTGTATATCTTCATCGGGGTATGATTTGGAGAGCTGGTAGTTACAGACCTTGTGGTTTTTCATGAAGGCTATTTTTTTGGTGATTTCTTTGGCTAGGGATTCGATTTTTTTGAGACGCTGAGTGACTGACAGGATGTGAATAAAATCCTCATTGCTACAGGCTGAACCTTGTCTAAGGTGACAGGCAAGACCGAATTCGTTACGAAAGACTTTCTTGCACCCTGGGCATATGTTTGCGTCAATCATCTTTAAGCCTCGCTAGTCGTTCAAGTTCATATTCCTTATCGAACGTTCCGATTTCGTTGAACTCGTCTGGATCTATGTGTGAGAGACGAAAGGTCATAAGCTTTCGCCTCCCACGATAGGAGGGTATTGAGGCCAAGAACTTTTGTTCTTTGTCATCAAAAAGGGATGTCGTCATTTATGTCCTCAAATTTGAGCAACTTTGTATCCGGCATCGGAGGTTTTGCGACGAACTCACTGATAGAATCAAGGGTATGGGCTTCACCCTTCGAATCTAATGGAATTAACTCGCCTCGGAATTTACTCAATATAACCTCAACAACTGTGACCTCGATATTTTCCTTGTTAGTATATTTTCGGGTCTGAAGTTGACCTTGAATATAAACTTTTGATCCCTTTCGCAAGAAACGTTCAGATGTTCCACAGAATCTTTCGTTAAAGATAACGATTTTGTGCCATTCGGTCTTTTCCTTGAGTTCACCGGTGGCTTTGTCTTTCCAATAGTCAGACGTTGCCAGAGAGAAAGACACGATAGGCCCCGAAGGGCCGTCGCGTCTTTCAGGGTCTTTGCCCAAGTTTCCGATAAGGCAGACAAGATTTAGACTACTCATGTGATACGCCCTCTTTTTTACGGTTGCTGGCTCGAATCTTTTCAATCAGGGTTTCGGCTTGGTCATATGTTAGGTCATCAAAGGACTTGATTTCAACACGTTCCATGAGCTTATTGATACGGTCTTGATCATGGTCGAGTAACATGATGATTTCCTCGGACTGAGTATCCGTAATCTTTGGGTCTTTCTTGGCCTCAACAACTTCAGCTTGGGCATCATTGTCACTTTGAGATATGCCTAGCCAAGAAGTGATAGAGTAGCGTCTAGCGTACGAAATCACGCTGCCAACGGCTTGTGCGGGTGTCATACTTTTACCCACTACTACGGGCATCTCAAGTGTGCCGCTGATCCACTGACCGGACTTGTGCATTAGGACAGTCTCGATTGAGACTTTATCATCAGCATTTCCGGGTATCTGGATAAGCGATAGGCTGTGAGCTGCGAGAACTGGTCTTACTAGCTCTAGGACTTGGGTTAGGTTCGCGTACTTGTAGCCATAGGCTTGCTGATCCTTGTGTACGTCAGTAATTTGACCTTGCAGGGCTGATAGGGCTTCTGCGAGTTCGTTGATATTTTCAGACATCTTCATCTAATTTTACTCCTGCCATGTTTTTCCATTCGGGTTCCCATTTTAGGCCAGCTTCTTTGAAGCGGCACCATGAGTCAAGGGTATGGAATACAGACCTCTTGATGAGTGATTCGCCACTGAGCCAGCGACGGAAGGTTCGGGGTGATACGTCTAGGTATTTAGCAGCCACGGTGGCTGAGATACCAAGTTCGTCTAGATAGTGCTTTAGTGTTTTCATCGCATCCTCTCTTTCTAAGGACATAATGACACAAACTAGGTCATAGTGTCAAGATAAATGTTGACATAATGGCCGATTATTTATAAGTTGATTAAGATAGTTTAATTAGTATGGTGAGATAAAATGAAGTTAAAATTTTACGAGAGCGCGTATCAAAGATTGAAAAATATCCTTAAATTTGAACAGGATGACTGGAAATTGTTTCCGATATTTTGTACAATGAGAGATGAGCAAGAGGCGCGTAAAAAGAAATATCACCCTTTAGTTGCTGCGAGTGAGCAATTGATGAGAGAGCATGAGATTGAATGTGCTGAGGGTGAGTTTTACGGCACCAAATATGTTGATGAGCTGAAAGTTGAGTCAACGACAGGCATTGGCCACGAGGTTCCTGCTTTTGCGACATTAACCGTAGCAGAGGCTTTAAAGAGGATGGGTTTAAAGACTGAGAACATGGTAGAGCAGGAGTTGCCATTAGAGGTTGCGATGGAACAGCACATTAACGCTGAGACACCACAAGATAATCTTACATGGGATTTCATAGAACCGATTTCGAACGTTATTCAGGATGAGGAAAGGCAAAAGTTACTCCCTAAAAAGATTCCTTATGAGACCAAGACGTTTCGCAAGCAGGTTCAAGGTCGTATGAAAGATATGAAGATAGCGACGCGAGTTACTAATAGTTTAAAGCATGCTCATATTTTGACTTATGGTGATTTGGTGAAAAGGACAGAAAAACAGATGTTAGATTTATGGAACTTTGGGCCGCTAAGTTTGAAGGCGATTAAGCAGCATTTAGATAAGGTTGGCTTGGAGTTCCGCAAATGAAAATAGAGATGTATTGCTTTGATGAGGCATTGAAGATTATGCAGGGTAAGCATGAAAACTACACGGCAGATGAGTTAAAGTTTTTGATGTATATGAATCAAGAGAAGGTTCACATGACGGATTTGCCCTACATGACCGGGAAGTGGGAAATTAAACCTTCTCCATCGAATGAGCAGGTTGGTGATAGGATTACAAAATATCATGATCCTCTTTTATGTTTCATTGATAAGGAATACATAGACAGACAAGAAACTCCACCCTGTCAAAGGTTTATATATAACCATTCGCTCACGAAGCGTAACTGGTCATCAGACCAGGCTACGCGCACAAGTATATTATTGCAGGGCGGCAAAGCTGGTCTTTTGTTTTGGTATGAAGACCAGGGTTTCGGTTCAGAAAAGCTTTTTAAGGCGGGTAAAGAAACATCTTTCAAGAACTGGGCTGAGACAAACGAGG